TCGACACTGGCTCATGGAGCGTGCCTGGCGACATGGTGGCGCGAATCCACAAGAACGAAATGATTATTCCAGCACAGGGCGGCCACGCCGATGCGATGCGTGCGGCGATGAGCGGCCGCGGCCGCGGCGGCGCGGTTGCGGCGATCGGCGGCGGCTTCAACATGGGCGATATGCACTTTCACGCCGCGGCGGGCCAGCCGTTCGATGGCAAGCGCGAGATGCATAGCGCCATGCGTGAGGTCCGCCGCAAGGGCGTGTTCGCCGGTAACCGCAACCGCTGACCACATGAAACCCGCCTCGACCGCGCTGATCAACTTCCTCGCTGCCAAGCGGGCCAGTGGAGACAGCACGCTGCTGTTCGCCGACTGCTACAGTTTCGCGCTCAAGAGCGGCACCACGCTCAACTACACCTCGATCGACGTGCCGGTCACGATCGCCGGCGTCACCTTTGTCGCCAATTCGGTGCAGGTGCAGGGTCTAAACTACAAGGCCACCATCGGCCTGGAGGACGAGGGCCAGCAGGTCACCTTGCTCGCCGGACCGGATGACCTGGTCGACGGGGCGCCGTTCCTGCAGGCGCTAAGGAACGGCGCCTTCGACGGCTGCACGGTGACGCGGCAGCGGGTGTTCTTTCCCGATTATCTCGGCGGCACCCAGGTCGGCACGGTGACCTTGTTTGCCGGGCTGATCTCGACCGTCGACAAGATCGGCACGGTATCGGCCGAGGTGACGATCGCGTCCGACCTGAAGCTTTTGGACCTCGACATGCCGCGCAACCTGTACCAGCGCAGCTGCCTGCACACGCTGTACGATTCCGGCTGCACCTTGGCGAAGGCGAGCTTTTCGACGGCCGGCACGGTCGGCGCCGGCTCGACCGCCCTGGTGATCAACTGGTCGGGGGCGAATGCGAATTTCGTGCAGGGCTCGATCGCGTTCAGCTCCGGCGCCAACGCCAACATCGCGGCCACCGTCACGGCTGCGGTCGCCGGCACCTCGCTCCGGCTGAGCCGCCCGCTCGACGAAGTGCCGGCCGCGGGCGACGCCTTCTCGGTGGCTTACGGCTGCGATCACCAGCTCTCCACCTGCCTCGCCAAGTTCAACAACGTCGACAACTTCCGCGGCTTCCCGAGCGTGCCTCCGCCGGAGACGGCGGCTTGAACGACGACGGCGATCGGATGACGAGCGAAGCAAAGCAGCGCGCCGCCGTGGTCGCCGCGGCGCGGAGCTGGATCGGCACGCCGTTCCACCACGCCGCCGACATCAAGGGCGCCGGCGTCGACTGCGGCATGCTGCTGGTGCGGGTGTTCGTCGATGCCGGCCTGGTGCCGCCACTCGATCCGCGGCCGTATCCGATCGACTGGCACCTGCATCGCTCAGAGGAAAAATATCTCGGCTTCGTCGCCACCTTCGCCGCCGCCGTCGCCGCGCCGCAGCCTGGCGATGTCGTGCTCTACCGGTTCGGCCGCGCGCACTCGCACGCCGGCATCGTCACCGTGGCCGATCCGCTGACGATCGTGCATGCGTTCCAGCCTTGGCGCCGCGTGCTCGAGGAACCTGCGGCGCGCAATCCGCGACTGGCCGATCCGGCGCGCGAGCCGCAATTCTTCAGCTATTGGGCCGCTAATCAATGAGTGGCTTGAGCGGCCTGTTCGGCGGCGGGACGGCGACCTCGAATGCCCCAAGCTTCATGGGGCTGCGGGTCCAGACCTCGGCCCCGACGCTGCCGATCCCGATCGTGTGGGGCACCACCCGCGTCGGCATGAATATCGGCTGGTTCCAGGGGCCCTATATTGGTCCCAACGCCACCGGCGGCAAGCAGCAGGGCGGCTTCTTCGGCAGCCTGTTCGGCGGCAGCAACACGCCGACCTACTGGTGCAGCATCGTCATGCTGCTGTGCGAGGGGCCGATCATCGGTGTCGGTCAGGTCTGGCGCGACGACTCGGTGTGGTCGCTCGGCGGCCTGTTGCTGGGCCTGATGTCGGGCACCACGCCGGAGACGCCGTGGGACTATCTGACCGGCGGCCTGCAATATGGCTTCCAGGGCACCGCCAAGCTGATCTGCGGCGGCGCGCCCGCCGGCTATCTGCTGGGGCAGGGCGTCACCTCGCTCGGCAACCACAATTTCGAGGTCTTCGGCCTGCAATACGGCACCGGGTTCAACGGCGCCGATGCCGACCCGGCCTTGATCGTCAACGACTTCCTGACCTCGGCGCAGTTCGGCTGTGGCTTTCCCTCAGCCGCGATCGACACCACGACGCTGTTCGGGTCGGGCGGCGACGCTTCGGTCCAGACCTATTGCAAGGCGGTCGGCCTCGCTTTGTCGCCCTGCCTCGACAGCCAGGACAAGGCCTCCGACATCCTGCAGCGCTGGATGCAGCTCACCAACACCGCCGCGGTGTGGTCGGGCGCGCAGCTCCGCTTCATTCCCTACGGCGACACCGCGACCATTGAGGGCACCGCGCAAACCATCACCGAGCTGCGGCAGATCCCGCTGCAGCCGGCGCAGGGCAACGGCTCGACGCCGGCGCTGCCGACCATCCAGGTCAGCTTCTTCCCGACCTTCAGCGCCGACAGCGGCGTGGTGTTCCAGGGCTACGGGCTCGGCACCGCGCTCACCAAGGTTGCCGATCCAACGCTGATCACCACGATCGACCAATATGCCGAGAGCGGCGGCGTCTACACCTTTGCCGCCGGCGCGCAGAGCCTGGTCGTCGAAATCTCCTACGGCTACACCACGCCGGCGAGCTACACGCCGAACCTGATCCCGGTCTACGCACTCACCGACGACGACCTCGTCATCGGCAACGGCGCCGGCGGCGACAGCACCAGCGGCAATAACGACGCCGACGCGGTCGAGGTCGAGCGCACCGACCAGTACGAGGCCTACAACATCTGGCGCATGGAAGTGCGCGACCGCAACAACGCCTACAACGTGGCGCCGCTGGAGTCGCGCGACCAGGCCGCGATCGAGGCCTATGGCGAGCGCATCGCTTCGACGGTGAGCGGCCACGATATCTGCGATCCCAATGTCGGGGCGCAGGCGCTGGAGCTTATGAAGCTGCGCGCGGTCAACATCCGGAAGCGCTACAAGTTCAAGCTCGGCTGGGCGTTCTGCCTGCTCGACCCGATGGACGTGGTGACCTTGACCAGCCTGTCGGGGGGCGGCCTGTCCGGCGAGTTGGTTCGCATCACCGAGATCGCGGAGGACGCCGACGGATTGCTTGCCGTCAGCGCCGAGGAATTCCCGGTCGGGACCGCGACCGCGGCGTTTTATCCGCTTGGCTCCAGCGCCGGCAATCCGATCAATCAAGGCACCATCGCGGATCCGGTCAACACGCCGATCATCTTCGAGCCGGGCAGCGCGCTGTTGGCGTCGTCGGGATCGGCCACGCCGCAATTGTGGTTCGCGGTGTCGGGCGGCGCGGCCGGCGTCGCCGATCCGAACTGGGGCGGCGCCCTGGTCTGGCTGTCGCTCGACGGCACCACCTATACCGACAACATCGGCACCATCGTGTCACCGGCCCGCATGGGCGTGCTGACCGCGGCGCTGCCGGCTTTTTCCGGCACCAATCCGGACACCGCCGATACGCTCGCGGTCAATGTGGCGGAGAGCGGCGCGACGCTCGCCGGCGGCAGCGCAAGCGACGCGGCGCTCGGCAACAAGCTGTGCATCGCCGACGGCGAGCTGCTGTCGTTCGAAACCGCGACGCTGACGGGAAGCGAAAACTACAGCCTCGGCACGCTCTATCGCGGCCTCTACGGTACCGCCGCCGGCGCCCACGCGATCGGCGCGCCGTTCGCGCGGCTCGACGGCGCCATCTTCAAGGTCGCGCTGCCGGCGCAGTATGCCGGCCAGGAGCTCTATTTCAAATTCCAGTCGTTCAATATTTTCGGGCTGGGCTACCAGGACATCTCGGCCTGCACCGCCTACACCTACCGTCCGGCCGGCACCGGCGTCGATCATCCGATCGCGCGGGCCTGGATGACCGGCGCGCCGATGGATCTCGGCTCGATCACCGATGCGGTCGGTGCGGCGGATGACTTCGGCGCGTCGCTGGCGCTCGCCGTCGAGCTCGACGTCGATCTCGGCGCGATCTGAAAAAAAGCAGCTCCATTGAGGGCGCCATGACCGCCGCGACGCCGCCGACCTTGCCTTGCCTGCCGGGTCTCACCTGGTCGCGGCATAAAATGCCGGGCTTTAAGACCCGTGTCGCGGCCTCGTCATCGGGCCGGGAAGTGCGGGCGCCGCTGATGGCCAACCCGCTCTATGAGTTCGACGCGGTCTATAGCGGGCTGTCGTCGTCGACCACGCTCTATGCCGGCCTCGGCGGCCAAAGCCAGCAGACGCTGATGGCGTTCTTTGCCGACATGCTGGGGCAATATGGCACGTTTCTCTATTCCGACCCGACCGACCATATCGCGACGTTCCAGCCGATCGGCATCGGCGACGGCGTCACCAAGACCTTCACGCTGACGCGCACGCTGCCGGGCGGCTCACTGGCCGAGCCGGTCGGCTGGGTCCTGAGCCTGGATAAGGTCTATTTCGGCGGTGTCGGCTATGGGGTTGCGGCACTCGCCGACGCCGCCGGCAACGCGCTGACCGATGGCAGCGGCAATACGCTCACCGTCAACCAGGTGGACGCCTACGCTTATCTGGTGCCGCCGAATCAAATCACGTTTCTGGTCGCGCCACCGGCCAGCCTGTCGCTCGCGGTCGACATCAGCTTCGCCTATGTGTGCCGCTTCCTCGACGATCAGATGGACTTCGAGGAGTTCATGTCGAGCTTGTGGAAGCTCGACAGCATGAAATTCCGCAGCCTCAAGAGCTGATCTGACCCGCGCGGCGGCATGGCCGCCGGCACGCGCGTCACTGCGTCAAAACCCCAACAAGGTTTTTTGCACGAATGGGCAGCTTCTCAAGCTTTCCGTTGCCGTATCTGTCGTTCGCGACCTATCAGAGCCCCGACTTCTACAGCAGCGGGGGCGACGATACGCTGCGGGTGCAGACCTGGCTGGCGGCGCTCGGCGCGGCGGCCTCGAACAACGGCTATGCCCGCGGCCGGCTGCCGCGCCCCTTTACGACCAGTGCAACTTCGGCGCTGACCTCCGCCTGGACCGGCGGCACGATCGAGATCGTCGGCGAGGCGGACGGCGGCCTCATACTGGTGTCGAGTGCCGCCTCGCAGGCGGCGTTGCAGTTCGGCACCTATTCGGCCGCGGGCGCGACCTACATCACCGCTAGCGCCGCCCGCGGCGCCACCGAGATCCAGGTTACCAGCACCGCGGCGCTGTCCGTTGGGCAGTACGTGCAGCTGGTCGTGGCGCCAGGCCCTGGCTCCTGCCAGTTCACCGGCTCGATTTCGGATGGCACGACGCTCAACGTCACGGCGGTGGAGTACGGCGTGCTGGCGACCGCGCGCACGCTTGGCGACTATACCAGCACGCTGCTCTCCGGCACCACCATCACCGGGCTTGGCACCGGCAGCGGAGGAACCGGCACCTATACGGTCAGCCGGTCGCAGACGGTCTCCAGCGAGACCATGACCTGCTATGCCGGCGACGGCTACTACTTTCGCATCAACAATCAGATCAAGCAGGTCGTCGACAGCACCCACATCGTGCTGGCGCGGCCGCTGCCGGTCGCGATCAATGCCGCGGTGCCGATCTGCGGCGGCGTGCAGTTCGGCTCGTCGTTCGCGCCGTTTCTCGCCACCATGGCGATGATGCCGGGGCGGCTGATCCTGCGAAACTTCAGCATCGACGGCGCCGGCGCCATCGGCACCAATGCTTCCGGATTGCTCACGTCAAACCTGATCAATCCGTATATCGCAGGGATCACGATCACCAATTTCGCCGCGACCAACGGCATCGGGTGCAACGAGCAGAACTATTACGAGGGCGTGCGGCGCGACCTCACCGCGATCAATTGCGGCCAGGGCGGCGCCACCGCGGCGATTTCCGCAGCGTCGATGACGGGCACGGTGTTCGACAACATCGTCTCGAAGGACGGCGAGGGCATTCTTAACGACTGGATCATGTCCTCGACAGCCAGGGGCATGGAGGCGCGCGGCTCGACCAATTTCCGGGGTGTCAAGTTCTGGGGCTGCGCCGACCTGTCGCTCGACGCCATTGTCGGTGAAGATAATGCGCTGACCGGCGTCGACTTCGATAGTTGCTCGCGGCACATCCGCGGCACCAACTTCCGGGCTGTTGGTAATGGCAACCAGGGGCTCCTGACGCTCGGCGCCGGCTGCGACGACATCGCCATCCACGGCATTCATGCCTACGGCAACGGCTCCAACGACGTGACCACCGGCGGCGCCGGCGACCTGCTCGATACCAATATCGCGTTCACCGGCATCAACATCGACGCGGTGCCGGGCGCGCAGCCGGGCGCCAACGTCATCATCGCCATGATCGCGCCGACCAGCGTGCAGGCGACCACAACCGTCGACCAGGTCATCCCCAACGGGACCGAGACCGGGGTTTACTTCAATGCGGAAAGCACCGATGCGCTGAGCGAGTTCACGCCGCCGCCGGCGATCGCCGCCGCCGGGTCGTGGACGACGTCGTCCACCGCCATCACCATGTCGGAGGACAACCCCGGCACGGTGACCGCCGGCATGGCGGTGTGGGACGCCACCACGGGTAAGGCTGTCGGCACGGTTTCGTCCTGGCCCACATCGAGCACCACGCTGACGCTCACTGCGGCCGCGTCGAACGCCAGCAGCGGGTCGACCGATAACCTGATCTTCGGCAGCGCCAATTCCTACACCTCGAAAACCGCGCGGCTCAAGCGGATCGACGTCGAACTGTACTGGAGCGCGGCACTGACCGGGCTGACCCAGATCATCGTCGCCATCGGCGCCGCGACGCTCAAGAGCAATTGCCTCGCCGGCCAGGTCACCAGGGCATCGTTCACCGGCTACCTGGTGCCGGGGCAGATCATCGACGTCTATGTGACTCAGAACTCCGGATCAAACGCCACCATCAAGGCGTCGTCCGGCACCAGCACCACGCAACTCACCATCAGCGACCAATAAAATGGCCACAGCGGTACAGGTCCAGTTTCGCCGCGGCACCGCGACGGAGCTGGCGTCGTTCACACCCGCCGCCGGCGAGCTGGTCCTCGACGCCACCAACAACCGCGCGGTGGTCGGCGATGGCGCGACCGTCGGCGGCTGGCCGCTGGCCAAATTGTCGGAAGTGCTGCCGGTCGGCGGCGGCACGGTGACCGGCTCGGTCACGGTCAGCCTCAACGCGCATTCGCTCGGCTCGGCGCAGACCGGCACGGTCGTCCGGGGCGCGAACGTCGATGGCACGGCGACGCGGTTCGAGGCTGACGCTTTCGGCGCCAGTGCCTACTTCAGCGCCGTCATCGCCGGCGGCACCAATGCCGCACCTACCGCGCTCGGTTCCGGCATCGAGATCGGCGGGTTCAATGCGTGGGGCTACAACGGCTCGGCCTATGTCGGGCCGCGCGCGGCGTTTCGCACATACACCGCGCAGGCGTGGACCACCGGCGCCAACGGCACCTACTGCGACGTCCTGACCACCCCGCTGGGATCAACAACCGCCGCCGCCGGCACGCGCTTCCAGCCGTCCGGCGGCGTGACCATCGGCTCGACCACGACCGATCCGGGCGCTAACAACCTCTTGGTTACCGGCAGCATCAACAAGGTCACCATCACCGGCCCGGCGACATCCGCGACGCTCACGATCGCCGACGGAAAAACGTTCACTGTCAATGGTACTCTGACTCTGGCGGGAACCGACGGCAAAACGCTCACCGTCAATAATTCGCTGACGCTGGCCGGCACCGACGGCACCACCATCACGTTCCCCGCCGCGATGACGGTCGCCGGGCTCGGGATCGCGCAGACCTTCACGGCCGCTCAGACTTGGCCTTCTTCGTCCTTGGTCGGCGTCGGCGGCTCAACCGGCACGACCAAGCTATCGGGCATGGCGGCGTCGCTGGCCGCCAACACCGGCAACGGCGCCGACACCACCGAGGACACGCTTGCCAGCTATTCGCTGCCGGCAAGCGCGTTCACGACTAACGGCCAGGTTGTTCGCGTCACGGCCATTGGCACCTGTGCCCTTAACGCCAACAACAAGGTTTTTTCGCTCTACTTCGGATCGGAGAAGATCACCAGCGGCACCATCACCCAGAACGGCGGTGCTTGGCGCGCCGAACTGTTTGTGCGCCGCGTGACGACCAATTCGCAAAACGTCTTTGGCTTCGCGCAGGCGGCGACGACATTGATCACGCCGGTCGATGTGTCCGGCAGCGAGACCGAAAGCGCGGCGATCACCATCAAATGCACCGGCCAGTCGCCGACCACGGGCGCGGCGAACGATGTGATCTGCCGGCACTTCACGGTTGAGTTCCTCAATTTCTGATCCGCCTTGCAATTCCCCCTCTCCCGCTTGCGGGAGAGGGTCGGGGTGAGGGCCACGCGGCCGCGACGCCCGCCATGTTGGGCGTCGGCAAGCCCAAGCCGCAACCTTTTGCAACCAAACAAAGAGGCCCAGCATGGCGCCGGCGATCTCGCAAGCGGCGCTCAACCTCATCATCACCGAAGAGGTTTCGAGCGAAGCCGTCTACATCAAGCTCTATCAGCACCCGACCTGGCCGCAGGGCGCCTCCGGCGTCACCATCGGCATCGGCTTCGACTGCGGCTATGTCAGTCGTGACGAGCTCACCGCCGCCTGGTCCGGGCTTATTCCCGACGCGATGATCGCCGCATTGCACGCTTGCGTCGGCGTTCACGGCGAGCCGGCGCGGGCACTCGCCGTGGGCCTGCGAGGCACCGTCACGGTGCCCTGGGATGCGGCGGTGACCGAGTTCACGCGGCGCGAAATGCCGAAGTGGATCGACACGGTATGCAAGGCGCTGCCGAATACCGGAAAGCTTGCGCCGGACTGTCTCGGCGCGCTGGTCTCGCTGGCCTACAACCGCGGCGCCTCGTTCGCGGCACCGGGCGACCGCTACACCGAGATGCGCGCCATCAAGGCGCACATGGCGGTCTGCGCGTTCGACAAGATCCCGGCCGAGTTCCTGGCGATGCGCCGGCTGTGGCCGCAGGGCGGCGACCTGTGGCGCCGCCGCGGCCATGAGGCCGCGCTTTTCGAGCAGGGACTGAAAGCGACGGCGCCAGCGGTCGCGCCGCCAGCTGCCGGCGCCGCGGCGACGGTCAGCGACTCGCTGTGGCAGCAGCTCACCCACCTCCTGCAATAGCCCGATATTTTTCCTCGTTCTTCGGAGCCTGATCCATGAAATCGTTTCTCCCCGGCGCGCTGCTCGGCCTTGCCGCGGCGCTGTTCGTCATTTTCGTGCATCCCTTCGACGCATCGGCGCCGGCGCCGATCGCGCCGCCGGCGACGGTCGAGACAGCGCCAGTACCGACGATCGTGCCGCTGCCGGCCGAGAAGCCGGCGGAGCATCCGGCCGCGGTCCCGACCCGGCCGCACCGCCATGCACCGCCGCATAAAGCCGTAGCGGCCCCCGCGGCGCCGCCGGCGCCGCTGCCGTGGTCCTGCGCCACGATACGCTTTTGGACGTCAGTGCTGCCGAAAGCGTCGATCGCGTCACTCGCGAACGAGCATCACGTCACCACGCAGCAACGCGCGCAGGCTGCGCACTGCTTCACGACTTGAAAAACCCCGCAACTTCACCGTTCCACCAAACCTAAAGGAGCCATCCGATGAAGGACAATCTCGAACTGATCGCCGCCAGCATGGTCGCTGGCGCCGTGCTCTGGCACTTCCTGCACGCCAAGTTTGCCGCCGACATCGCGGCGATCAAGACCGACATCGCCAACCTCAAGGCGAGGCTCGGCGCCGATGCCGCCGCCGTCGTGGCACCGGCGGCAACCGCGGTGGCCAAGACCGCCGCCGCGATCGCCGCGGCCGCGCCGGCTGCACCGGCCACTCCCGCCGCACCTGTAGCTCCGGCCGCTCCCGCCCCGGCCGCTCCCGCCGCCGTCGCGCCCGCCGCTTAACGCGTCATTGCGAGCGTCAGCGAAGCAATCCAGCCGCGGCGCCGCGGCCTGGATTGCTTCGTCGCTTGCGCTGCAATGACGGGAGGCGAAGCCAATGTCACGATTGCTTGCCGACGCCAAACCGGGCGCGCTGGTAGTGTCCTGCCTGGTGGTGCTCGGCTTCTTCGGGCTCCTGATCCTGCTGGTGTGGCGGCCGGTGGCGCTCGATGACAAGATCGCCACCATCATCAACGTGCTGACCGGCACGCTCGCCGCCAAATTCGGCGACGTGGTCGCCTATCACATCGGCTCCTCGGCCGGCTCCAAGGCCAAGGACGACGTGCTGCACGCGATCGCCAGCGGCAACGCCGCCGGCGGCGGCAGCGGAGCGCCGTGACATGCTGGCTTTGCTCGCCGCGATTCCCGGTATCGGCTCGTTCGTCGCCACCATCGTCGCCTCGGTGTTCAACGCCAAGGTTCAGATCGCCACCGCCAAGATCGGCGGCGACACCGCGATCGCCACCGCGCTGGTCAAGGCCACCGAGACCGCGGCGCACGAGCGCACCGCGGCGCTGGCGGTGATCGCCGGCAACACGCTGCTGACCTTGCTGATCGTCGGCTTCGCCGGGCCGCCGCTGATCTACGAGTGGAAGGTGGTGGTCTACGACACCGTGCTGGGGCTCGGCTCGACGCCGCCGATTCACGGCGAGGTGGCGGCGTGGCTGCACACCATCATCGGCTTCATCTTCGGCACCACCGGGGCGGTGGCGATCGGCAAGATGTGGTTCGGCCGCGGCGGCGCCGCGGCGTCCTGATCAACGCGGACCAAAAGAAAGTTCAAGGAGCGGGCGATGA